CGCAATTAAAAAACGATTGATACTACGATTCCGCCTATTCCTACGAATAGTGAAACCGCGATACCAATCGCCCATTTAATCGTTGTAGATAATTGCGAGATGTCTCTTGCGTTTTCATTTGCGAGTGCCGTTGCGTGTTCCGCTTTCTTATCAGCCTCTTCCGCTTTACTCCGCGATTCCATCGCCCAGTCTAACTTCGTTTCCAGGCGAGCCAATGCGATTGCTACGTCAAACTCTCGATTAGTTGGTTCGGACAATTTGCGCACCTCCTTTAAAATAAAATATACCACCACTGTATTTTTTTGTTATAATATAGATAAAAAGTAGGTGTAAGAGATGCTTACATCCTTCAATCTACTACTTTCGGTATAGTTTTCATACATAACGAAATGTTCTTATCTTATATTATCTGTGATGCAAACACTATAAAAGGAGATTATCAATGATTAAGTATAAACATTTACTGTTTTTATCTATTTTTTTAAATGGTGTAGGTTTATTGTTTGGGTATAAAGTTGGTGGTAGGTTAGCAGTATCTAATTTATTTCAAGTGTTTTCTATAGTGGTCTCAATACCTATAATTCTTAAATACTTTAGATTTAAAGATTACTTGTTCTTAACATGGTCTATTACGTTTATGTGTATTTCCGCTTTCTTTGTATCGTTGATTTATAGTTATGAATTCAGCGCTACTCATTTCATCTTTTTCAATATGGCTTTTCTGACTCTTCAAACTATTTACGTTGTTAACAGAAGAGAAAACGTGAAAGGTGTATTTGAAAAAGTAGTAAAGATACTTATCGTGCCGTCATTCTTATACTTACTTTTTGTGGGTCTTATAGATGTTGTAGTAAAAGGCGCACCTTACTCTTATTTTGGTTTCGATGATAAATCACACGCTGTAATTGTTCTGTGTTTTTACGCGTTCATGTCTCTGAAACTTATTAAATCTAATTTTAAGTTTATTATATCTGCCGCATTCATGATTCTAGCGTTTTTAACTGGTTCAAGACTTGTTTTTATCTTCACCTGTTTCTACATACTACCTTTAATTTCTAACCTGTTTAGCCTGAAGAAAGCACGAACACTTTTAAATTTTTACTTTAGAGTAATAATGGGGCTGTTTATCGTCTTTGGTGTAACAGCTTTTATCATCAATAACTCTGATTCCTTTAAAGTCTTAGAGAGAATATCCTCACAAAATAGCAATAGCTCAGAGTCTACAAGTGCTCATATGGAACTAATTAAATATGGAGCGAGATTGAAAATAGACAATCCTGCTAACTTTATATTCGGTGTAACACCGGGTGGATTTTCGCCTGTATTAGCAAGATCAGATATTAACTTCGCTGAATTTAGTTTAATCGACCCAAAAGGATATGAAAAAATCCTGACGGGAGAAGCCCCCATGCACTCGACTCACATGTCTATTATTACTGAATTTAGCCTTTTCCACGCCTTTTACTACCTATTATTATTAGGTTATATTTTAAAAGGTTTGTTGAAAAATAAATTAAAAACCGAAACTTTATTTTATATATCACTACTAATCTGTACTACATTTTACAGCAGTAGCAATGAATTGTTTTTCTACTTCATAGTGTCTCACTTAATCGTGATCTCAACAAAGAGCGATATATCAAGCATTAAAAAACTAGCACGTAAGAACGCGTCAAGAAAAAAGCATATTTCGGTCGCATAATAAAACTAACGCCACTACGTAATGTAATGGCGTTTTTATTTTTGTTAATATTTAGACGTTACGGCAGTCCACATGAACGTAATTATCGATCCAGGTGCAACATCAGTTTTAACTGTAAAGTTAGTAGCTGTATTTAATGTCGTATCTACGTATACGTCTTTCGCAGAACCTTTACCGCTTGTTAATGTTATCTGAACACCGGCACCACTAGGCGCAGTAGCTAAACCGTGAGGAACCACAACACTTGTAGAGGCGGCAGGGATAGAAAATGTGCCTCGGTTATATGTTTTATACCCGGAGTTCGAGTTCGGAATTGTAGTGTTTGTACCGTTAACCGCTATTTTAGTAGTACCTGTCACGTTTCGAACATCGTTATTACGGATTGCATTCCAGTCACATCCGGTATCTTCAACGATTCCGCTTGCTCCACTACAATAGTTTCCGTCAACTTTAACTCCATTAGCATTAACTAACCGAATATCGGTATTCACACTTCCTTTCACTCGGCCGTTTATAATTCGACTGTTTGTGACGGGCATGTCAGGCGTAGGCGGCGTGGCACTTGGGTTAGCTAATGCTCCGACAGCAACCCCGTGTAATTTTGCACCATCAATAATCGGAGTAAGATCGAAATCGGTGATTGCGCCTGTTGTTACCGCACTTACACCATTAGTACGTTGTCCGCTAACCTCTACCGTAAGTTTACCTCCGTTAATATAAGTAAGGTCTGCGCCTTTTCCTTGTGGGTTGATAACGGATACTTTACCGTTTAAATTATTAACGCCTTGGATACGACAACCCGCTCCGGCTCCGTGTATCGCGTCCGCTGTTACATCTAGCGTGATATTAGAAATACGACCTGTGTTATCTTCGTCTTTGATTACGATTGTTTCGCCTGCATCTTCTATTGCCTGCGTAGCTGTATTTAACACTCCTGCGCTAGATCCGATAACATTAAGCAGTTTAATATTTTTAATTGTCGGCGTTGTACCTGTTTTCGTTGTCATTTTGATGATGGATGAGCGTTTCGTGGTTAATATAGCATTATTAATAACAACTCCATCTATGTCCGTATCTTCTGCAGTCTCAACGGTAAGAGAAATACAATCATCGCCGGACTTAATTAGAAGATCACTAAATACGTAACGTTTACCTCCGGTTATGTGAATCCCATCTGTAAAGATTTGAGACCCCAACGTATCTATATCGAAACCTTTTCCTTGTGTATCGTAGCAATCTCTAAAATTTGTCGTCCAATCGTCAAAAGTATCCCGAATCGTAATTTGAGATAAGCGCAACACGTCAATACCCCAAAATACGATATGCTTACCGGTTTTTGTACTGTCGGCTGCTTTAATAATGCCACCGAATAAGCCGATATTTTTATCACGGTTTGTATTACTTAGACTCTTGTTACGAATAGTTGCTATGCTTGAACCTCTGCCTGAGAAGTTGCGAATAATAGTTGCATTATAGCTTAACACAAGCGTGGTATTACTCGGTATTAGAATCGAGCTATTTACTAGATAGTCGCCGTCAGGTACGAAAATATATTTATAGGAGCTGCTTAGGGCCGCATTGATTGCCGGAGCATAGTCCCATCCTCCACTTACAGCAACTTTGAGCTTGTCGTAAACTGACTCCGTTACACTAATAATCCCTTGTGTCTTTTTCGTTAAGGATCCTACATTTCCGTCTAGTTTATCGAAGTTACTGTTCAACTCGGCACGTTTGAAGTAATCCATTTCCGCCCATACGTCCAGGTTTAAATTCGGCGTCTTATTCGATGCCATTCAATCGACTCCTCTCGTTTATGCAACGCAAATAAGCCCGCAAGTTAATGCGAGCCTTCAAGCGTTCATATTTCGTTATTACTTCTCGTCTTTCGATTCGGGCTTCTGTTCTTGTAACTGCGCTTGTAATTGGCGGACTAACGCTTTATATGCGAATAGCTGCTGACGTAACTCTGCGTCTGACTTCGCATATTCTTCGATTAATAGTTGCGGATCAAGTTGTAATTCGTTCATAATTCAATTCCTCCCGAAATAGTTGCTACCGTATCTGTTACGGTTCCTAGCGCTAGTTGTAAATCGTCAACCTCTTTCGTTAACGACTCGATAGCATCTTGTTGTTCCTGACAGACTTTGAAAAGGATGGAAGCAATCGTATAGACGTCGACCCCTTTTTCATCACGAAAAATAGCCGGAACCGTTTCACTAATCATACCGATCTTCGGCTTATCATAAACGCTGTTATCGATATCGCTTTGTAAGTAATAACGATAAATATTAACGTCTCTCAGCAACGGAGTCGCTTCGTTTTCAAATACTTCGATATTTGTTTTCGCCGTAGCAGACGAGTTAGTCGGAAAGGACGACGCACGAATAGCGCGGTATGTTCCGAAGTCATTCGAATCTACCACGCGAACCTCGTTTGTACTGCGCACGTAAGCGTAGTTATTACCGACTGCTGTTAACGCAGCGTATCCGTTTGTGCTTTCTACGTTGGCATTTCCGATCCCGTAGAACGTCCCTGTTGCTCGAAAGTTCTTACCGGAGAAATCCGCGTAGTCCGTATCGTCATTTAGTCGCGCTTGAATCGAATAACTATTCGTTAAAAACTTTAGCGCAACCCATCCGCTCTTAATAATGTTGTGACTGTCCGACGTGGTCTCGAAGCGAAGCACCATTTTCGAATCTTTCCAGAAAATGTGGTCGCCGTTAGCATTAATCGAAAAGTAGTTCGCATTACTTTGTTTTAAACGCATTGTATTTCCGGTATTATCCATACTTGTCGTTGAGGTACCGAAGTTAATTACGTTTGAGGTAACGGAAAGTGTCTTCGCTGTAACATCGCCGTTAAATGAGCCAGTCGCGTTGTTGATCGTTACACCGTTTAATGTACCGGATGTAATCGTTCCGAGGTTGGCCGTAATATTACTGAGCGCGGTCACTGCGTTTGTAAACGTAATTCTCGCCGGGTTAATTTTTACCGTCGTTGTACCGTCGTTGATTTTCGTAATAATGTTATCGCCCGTAACATCAGACGTTTTGTACCGCGCCATAATTTCTGTGTCAATTTTATCGAAGTTGTAGTTAAATTCGTCACGCTTGATAAAATCGGTAGGTTCCCATTTATTGAGGCCGAGATTGGCCGTTTGATTAGACGCCACTCAACATCGCCTCCTTAGTCGAATTTTAGTCGCGTATCATCTACGCTAAATTGAATGATATCGGTCTGCGCTTGCTGCATCGTTTCTAACTGCGTCCAAGTTAAGCGAGTCGTTGGCGGCTGCGGATACGAAACTTCTAGCGTCTCCCACTCTACGTTATCAACATCGTAGAACTCCATAAACGAAGCCTCTACGTCTGACCACTGAACGTATGAGAATGCGAATCGAACTGCCAAGTGAGCCGGAATGATTTCGTTAACTGCTTCTACGATGTCCGGAAAGTTCTTCGGAATACCGCGATAGCCCGTAATTAGAATGTCGATAGTGTTTTCGCGATTCTTTTCGCTAACCTTACACGTATAGAACGAATCTACTAACGCCTTGATTGCGCCGATCGTAGATGTGCCTGCGCCTTGTAATTTCGCCATAATACGCTGACGACGGGCGTTTAAGTCACGATTACCCGGCGTAAGGTTAAGTAACGTCTCCCAACGGTCAAGCATCGGCTCGGAGCTTACGATAAAGAAGTTATCGAATACTTTGTTTAGTTGCGCCCGCATACGTGTGATCTCGTTCGCTTCCGTTTGAATAATCGCCACTGCTTCACGAATGTCCTTATAGTAAGTCGGCATGTAATCGCCCATGTCCTGGCGAATATTACGCTCCGTCCAATAAGCGTCGAGCGTTGATTCACAAACTAAGTCAGCACTAATCGTTTTGAATCTTCGCATTGAGCCGGTCATACTGGCCGTTTTTGCGTTAACATTAGCCTTTACATATTTACGTATAAACGGTGTTTTTGCTGTAGTCGTTGTGGAACCGCTAATCGAAGCCTGTAACGGCTTGATGATACGCATGTTTCCGGCAACTGTCGTTGATCCGTTAAGTTGAGTAAGGCCGAGTAATATTTCCGCCATTTACCCCACCACCTTTACGCTAGTGTGACGGTAATATCTCCGGCCGCCACCCTTAATTGGTCGCCAGATGCGATCGTTTTAGATGCGGTCAATTGTCCGTAATACAACATATTTCCGGCAGTTTGTGCGTCATAAATTGCAATATGTGTAACGGTTCCCCAACTTGCAGTCGCGATAGGGAAGATTACGTCTGATCCGTTAGAAGCTCCACCGTTTGATGGAATACCGAACGAAATAGTCTGACGAATATAACTTCCGTCCACTACTTCTGTACCGGTTGCTGCATCCGTAGGATCACTCGTAAATAGTGCTAGATAAACGAATGTAGGTGCCGTGTATGTCTGACCGCGTAAAGTTGCGTTAATTAGTACGTTTTCTAAATAATTGCTCATTGCTGTCATGCGTTTTCCTCCTTTAGTTAATCGTTATATTTACGGAACCGATAACCGGAACTTGATCGGCTTCAATAGCGATGTTAGCCGTTCCGCCATTTACCGTTAATCCCGTGAAGTCGATAACGTTATCTGAGTCGAGAATGGCGTTACCAATCTGCGAATAACGAACGATTTGATTGCCGGTTGTGAACGTTTTAAGATACGTTTCAACGTGCTCCATAACGGAATCTCTGATTGTCGAAGTGTCGCTGGAATCGTTCGGCGTAATCGTTGCAGACACGTCGATTGTGATTTCGGTAACTCCGACTACTGTTACGTCAGCACCTACCGGTCTTACTTCTTCGATGTGGGCCGCTACCTCGTCGATAACAGATTGCGCTGGGCTTCGATTGTCGTTGTTTACTACGACTAACTTTACGGTGCCGGGCCCGTTCCACAACGGATAGCAAGTTGCCACTGCGATACCTTGAATCTCCTTCGCCCATAATTCGTATTGATATTTATTGCCTGACGTAATAGGACGCTGCACGAATTCGAGATAACGAGCGTATAGGGTTTCGTCTGACTCTTCATCCACTCCACCGCTGAAGTCTTTCGCGTTGGTAGCACTGATAATACCTTCAACTTCGGAAAGGTCCGTGTTTGTAACTGTGCCTGCGCTTACGTTTCCGTCAACGCCTCCGACTTCTGCTTCGGCTGATGCCGTTGCGGATCCGTTATTGACCGTAACTGATTCGGTCGTAAGGAACGAAATGTCATCTTCGGTAGTTACGCGTGTGCCTAACGGAATCTCTAAATCTTCCGGACCTACAAACGTAATCTCGCCCGTTGCCTTAATCGCTTCCTTACGTACTAGGCCCTGTTCGAGTACTTTGCGGTCGAGATACTCGCCGTAAGTTGATTCGGCAAATCCGAGGTCGAGAATGTTATCCATTTCGATATAGGCTTGCGCAAACTCAATAGATACTGGCGCTAGTAAGTCGTAAACAACCGAACCTTCTCGTTTATCGATATCGGAAGGTATTCGCGCTAGCATTCTATCGAGAATGGTTTCGTATGTTTCACCATCAAAAATCGTCATCTTTACACCTCCAATGCTTCGAATGTGATTTCTTCGCCGTTGCTACCGATAACAGTAAACGAAATTGTAACCGTATCCCCTGACGCTACTACCTCAAAGTCCGCCAAGCTGTCGATTCGGTCATCGTAAATAAGAGCCTCTTCAACCACGCGGGGAATTTCGGTTTCAATAAACGCCTGTGTTACGCTAGTGCCGATTAAGTCTTCAATCTCACATCCGTATGCGTCTGTATAAATTAAAAACCGTTCTCGGGCTGTAATTAACGCCTTCTGAACGGCTTGCTTTAACGCTTCTGTTTCGTCAATGAATCCGCCAATACGGCCGTTTTCAAAGTCGATTTTGTATGTTTTCGAAGGTGGGTTGGCTTCTTCCGCTTCTGCTTCGGCAAGTAGTTCCGCCAATTCCTCTTCGCTAAAGTCTGGAACGAGTGGCATTAATAAATCACCGCCTTGTCAATTACGTAATAGACTTTATATTTATCGTCACAAGCTACAATAACGCGGTCGTCTTGTTGAAGCGATTCAGTCACTCTGCTGGCGAAAATTAAGTCGCTTTTGTCGAGATCAAATCCTACGCTATCCAAACGAACAGAAACTTCGGGAGGCGCAGATGTTATCGTACCAAGCTCGAAAGTAACGTCGTTGTTGTGTCCGTGCTTTCGCATTAATTGAACAAGTTGCGAGTAGCCGTTCCCTTGCGGTTTTGTCATACTGTCGCCCCCTTAGAATTTAATGTAGTTACGCGGATTGACCGGATTCTTCCAACGCCCTTTATGGACTTCGAAGTGTAAGTGTTGTCCGAAAGATCGTCCAGTGTTACCCATTAACCCGATTTGCGTTCCTTGATTAACTTTGTCGCCTTCTTTAAATCGACGTGAGCCCTTGCGCATATGTCCGTAAACTGTTTCGAATGTCTGACCGTTAATGTTATGAACGATAAAGATAACTTCGCCATAACTGGCCGATACATAAGATTTCGAAACTGTTCCGCTTGCTGCTGCTTTAATAGGAACGGTACCTGCTTTCGCGATATCAAGACCTTCATGCGCTCTGCCCCAACGTTGCTTCATTTCGCTGGTTACAACGCCTTCGCATGGTCGAATAAATCCGGTGCTGTTTGTAACCTTCGTAGTTGTCGTTGTTGTAGTCGTAGTTTTTACCGGTGTTAATGAGCCTGTATAATAACGAAGTACGTGCGGAACATAGTTAACGTCACCGTAACGACGCCAACCGTGCTTCTTCGCCATCATAGACGAGAATGCTTTCGCGTTTGCCATCGAATACCCTCCGCGTGCCAACGCCCACGGGATGAAGCCCTCGCCAAAATTGTATGCTTGTAATGATAATTTTGGTTCGTAGCGAGATTTCTTTAACGTATTCGCGAAGTATTTAACGCCTTGTTTAATCGATGCTTCATAACGCAGTACATTACGCCCTAGTCCTGCCGATTCACTCGATTGCATTAGATCCGGATAACGGCCGCCAGACTCTTGCATCATAAATGCGAGTAGCAATTCGGTATAAGCTTCGATACCGTAAGCTCGCGCGTATTTACGTACAGTCGGCTCCCATTTACGAACAAGTTGCGGAACATTTGCTCTACCGCCTTTAAGCGATACCGTAGTCGTAGTTGTCGTACCGCTGGAATTGCTGCTTGAACCGCTTGCTGTCTCCGCTTTCTTTTCTTCTGGCGGATCATAGTCTTCCTCCGCAATATCGAACGTGCGAGATAGCGTAAGAGACATCGTGTGATGTCCGTCTGGCTGAAAGTTATGCGTATCGTTTATAACGTAAAAAGCGCCTGAAATCTGCGTCATTGATTCGCGGACTAGTATAGAGGTTCCGCTAATGACGTTCATGATTCCCAGCGCTTCAATGTCAAACTCTTGCTCCGGTTTGTTAATTTGCGGTAGCATGTTTTTCGCAAGTGCCTGCAGTCTTTTCGTGTCGGTAATTTCGCTAACATGTTCGTAGTGCTGCATCGTTCCGTATACGTTCTTTGCGTTAGTGTCCACAGCGAATGCGTGAATCGGCTTATCTTCGTCACCGCCCGTTAAACTAACCTGCGTTTTAACGTCGTCCATATTCGAACTATAAGTAGCGCCGATTAAGTTTTTACCATCTTCGATGTACATGCGCGTTAGTTGTTCTTTTCGCTCGACTAAATGCAAGACTCCGCCTTTTGATTGCAACGAAAACTGGCGTTTATTTTTCTTGCGCGTTTCTGTTAGCGCGATAATAATTACGTTCCACAGCGTTTTATCACGTAGAATCAGTTTAGGAATAACGTAGCCAGTATCCGAAATCTTCCCCATTTTGATACCGAATCTTTTACATACGTATTTAACGATATCTGACGCTTTTTTATTATCGAATCTAAAACTATCGGAAACTTTCGTTAAGTAGTGGTTCGCGTCATATGCGGTAATAGATTGCTGACCTCTATCGTCGATGTCATAACCGAAAATGATTCCTTGGAATAGCTCGGTACCGCCCGCCATAATACGAATCTTACGCCCTAACTTAAACGAAACCGCACGCGTCTGACCGTCTTTCGTATTGTTAATCGTGACTTCACATTTACGGCTTGCTTGCGCTAAATCTCCGGATATTGTCACGCCCATATTAATGTCGTTAACCACGATCATTTTATTTCCTTCGTAGTAGAAAACGGATAAGTTCGTGCGGTCCGTATCGTACCCACTCGTTTTATTAACTTTCTGCGTAGCCATTACGGAATCACCAACTTCATACCTGATTTGAGTCGGTTAGGATTTTTACCGATCGTCTTTTTGTTTGCGTCGTAGATGGTTCGCCACTTTTCCCCGTTTCCGTAGTAACGTTTAGCGATAATAAAAAGGCTATCGTTTTTCTTAACCGTGTACGTACGCTTCTTCGACGTTGATGTCGTTGTCTTCTTCGTACTTGGTGGGCGCGCTGTCTTCGGTTTTGCGGAAGTGGATTTCGTAGTTTCATATCGTACGGATATCCAACGGAATTGCTTAAATGAAATCGAAAAGTAAATGTCGCCAGGATTGCCCGCTCTCTCTACGTCGTAAGAGAAATCGCGAATAGTTACGAGATAGTTAATCTTCGTTCCCGTCACGACTAAACGAATCGGTAATTTTGAGTCGCGCCACTTTTCGATAATAGCCACGTAAGTATAAGGCGCTTTAAACTCTTTATACGAGCAATAAACCGGATTGTATCTCGCAGGGAAAAACGTTTCGAACGAAAACTCTTTCAAGCCTCGGTCGCCGAAAATTGTAGCTTCGCCGAAGTTAGCGATAACTACATCGTTGTATTCGAAAGGAGACGAGATTGTAATCGTTGCAGGATTAACCGGCAGACGTACACGCTCGGTATTTCGTTCGTTTGTTAACCAAAATTCGATCGCCATAGCATCACTCCTTTCTCCAATAAAAAAAGACCGCTTAGTTAGCGATCTTAAGAGATTTTATTTGTGCGTCTAAAAATTCCTCCAACGTACCTTTTTCAAATTCCCAGTACGGGATACGTATTAACGGAATACCTTTGCTCTCGCAATAGTCGTTCTTTATTCTGTCGCTTTCTTGAGTTCGTATAAAACTGTCCTTTCCGAAATACTCAACGACTTCAAAATGCTGTTTACCGTCATACTCAACTAAAAATCCGATTTCACCGTCATCTCTGAATACGCAAAAATCAAACCTTAGTCTTTGGATATTTACGCAATCTTCAAAAGAGAATTCTGTCTTGAAAACATATCCGATACTATCTAAATATTTGTGAACCAACACAGCTCCTCTTGATTGTGCGCAAATAGGACACCTGTTACCTGCTTTAAAGTATGAGGGTCGTGTTTTATACCTGTTACCGCAACTCTTGTGTAGTAATTCTATGTCACTATCGACGCCTTGATATTCACTTGCTACGGAGTAGTCCCCTTTTCCGTGCTCATTAACATAAGCTACAAACATTTCGTGTGTATGCTTTACGCTCGATAGTGTCCTTTCTCTCGCGCATTTATGACAACCTTGACCTTGTAGTAGACTACTCGCTCTTATTGAAAACGAAGTCCCACAAACCAAGTGTTTTATATCAATTTTTTCTGTAGATTTTCTATACTTAGATAAGATAGAATACTCTCCATTGTGGATTTCTCGCACTCTCTCGGCGAAGTCTTCGGCACTCATCTTGCGATGGGCGACACGTGTATCATTAGCACACAAAGGACAACGATGACCTCTTATAAAAGAATTCGCTTCTGCTTTATAAGTCCTCCCACAATCTTTGTGTAAAAAAGTAACCTTAGCATGCATTTTAGTGTATTCACTTAGTACTGAGTATGAACCGTCTGTCACCTTGATTACGTGAGCTTTGAATAGCTCTGTGTTCCACTTCTTAATATTTGAGCAGTGGTCACATCTTTTGTTTCTCCTTAAAAACTTATCCGGTTTTATACTAGATGTTTTACCACAAGTCTTATGAAGAAAAGTGACGTCTTCCTTTGCCTTTGTATATTCAGACATTACTGTATACTCATCGCCTACTAAGGAATATACTTCTTTTTTGAAGGTCTCTGTCGTTTTAACTTGTGTTTTTCTCAACGCCAAATAAACCACCGCCTTATGGTAATGTTCGCCTATATATTAATACACCGGAAATGTGCTAGGCGTAGCAGCAAGTTCGCGATAGGTAGCTAATCCATCGCTATCCGGCACTTTAATTGTAACATTTTCCATAAGTGTAATCAAGCACCGGCTTCTCCAGCAAGGTAAATTTGTCTTGCAAGTACAGAAGCGATTTTATTAATATCTGCTTCTTCTCGAACTGTGAACGTGTTTCCTTGTATAATTACGTTTCCACCACTGCCTCCACTTTGACCTGAACGCCATGCTTTAGCTTGCTTACGATCTAATACTGCTTCATCCTTATGCAAGACTGCACGGTACCCATTGGATGGAACTCGACCTAGTCCATGGTAGTGGGACCCGTCTTTCTTTCCGCCACCTAGACCGGCTTTGATACTTCCGATACTCGGCAACTTAATGCTTGGCATTTTAAACGATGTAACTGCGCTTTTAAATGAGTTCCATTTCGAAATAACGCCGTCTATCCAACCTTTAACCGCTCCGAATACGGAAGCTGCTTTCGCTTTAATCGCGCCCCAGTTACTCATGATTCGAATACCGGCTGAAACGATTGCTCCGAATGGTCCCGGTAAGTTCGTAAGAACCGAACGTAACACGCCCATACTGTTCCATAGCGAGATAGCCTTCGCTTTTACTGTATCCCAGTTTCGATATAAAACTACGCCGATACCGACTAGCGCTGAAATAGCTGCGATTACAAGTCCGATAGGGTTAGCGAGTAACGCTACGTTAAATCCGAGTTGTGCTGCGGTTGCGAGTAACGTTCCTGCTCGATAAGCCGCTAAGAGAGTATTAACCGTCTGGATAATCGTTAAAGTCGCTAGTCCTGCTCGGAATGTTACTATTGCGGCTCCAATACCGATTAAGGCTTCTTTGGATGACGTAATCTTTTCTGCGAAACTAGTAATATTATCTACGACTGTTAGTACTAATTGACCCATCGGTAAAAGTGCTGCGGACACGTTTATAATTGTGTTACCTATGTTCTTTAGGGAGTTCCACAGTTTAGGCCCGTTTTCTTGAACGTAAGCAACGAAGTCTTTAAACCCTTGTGTTCCACTCAAACTCTCTGCCCATTCTCTGAACCTTTGGGTAATACCTAACAAACTAGTCTCCATGCTAGCGCCCAAAGGAGCAAACGCTTGAAATAAGCTTAGTACGCCCGAGAGAGTGTTTGTGGCCATCTGCGTAAAGTTAGTTAGACTTCTTGCGGCGTTTGTTTCTAACCATTCGAAAAACTTAGTTGCTCCTGAACTTCCTAGTGCGCTGTTGAAACCTTGCATCAACTTAACAACCGCGTTGGCTACATTTAATATAGTAGGTTGAAGTTTAGTAAAAACTGTTTGTAGTGCATTCAACCCTTCGGAGAAAGCTTTGAATATAGGTTTTTCAAACTGCTTAACGAAGCCGCCCCAGAAACTTTTAAATTCCTGTAGATCCGTTAGTGCTCCCCTTTGTGCAAGGCTCATACCCTTATACAACGCTGCTAATTCTTTCTGTGCCGCTACTCGTTCTTTAACTGTATCGGCTTGATCGATTTTCTGCTGTATCTTCTCTAATTCTTCGGAAGCGTCAAATACCTTCGTTAGAGCCGATGTAGCAACAACACCATAAGCTAAAGCGCCTGCACCTGCCGCAGCTAGGCTTGCACTCAACGCACCTACTGCTCCGACACCAACAGTCGCAGTTGAAGCCAATGCTGGTCCTAATACACCTACTGTCCGAGACAACATTGCTGTTGTTCGTTGCATCTGTTTAGTTTGAGCAATTATTGTACGCATACGATTCGTATAGTTATCGCGTAAGGTAAGAACTGCGGTCAAATCATACGCCATTCATTTTCGCCCTCCTTTCTGCTTCTTTCTTATCCTCTTCTCGTAGGACTTCGATTGATGCGCGAGCCATAAGAATCTGTCCTTTGGTCCACTTATAAACCTCATGCATCGGGATTTTGAAATGCTGTGATATAACGTGAATAGTCCACGCATCATCGTCGTCCCGTATTAGTTTTTTGCTTTATCTGGCGAACTGTCTAGTCCACTTAGTTCCATGATTTTTTGTATTAATGTAGCAACTTCGCCAAACTTCAGTGCTTTATTAACACAGTCACCCGCGTCACGTGCTCCGTATTTTTCAAGTAACACAGGATTACCGAAATCTGGTTCAATACAACTTCTAGCGATAACAATCTTGTTAAGTTCTTTTTCATCGAGTACGTTGTTAAATGTCGCCTCTTCTTTCGCTGATTCGAATGTATCTTGATCAAGTCCGGAGATAACAAATTCAACACCTAAACGTTTAATAAGTACGCTTTCCTGTACGTCAGGGTTTGCGCTCAATAGCGCCTCTAATGCGTTTGATTTTTTAGCTTTAGCCATCTATAATCATCCTTTCGGTTGCTTTCGAATTTAAAAGCGAGCCGAAGCCCGCCGTGTCTTATACGTATTGGTAGTCAGTGAATACGAAAGGTAGTTCCTCTTCGACGATTTCTCC